AGTTGCTGTCGCATTTAAGGAAGCAAAAGACCGAATGACGTTCGAGGAATCTTTGAAATACAGTAATCCATCAGCATAATTTAATGCGACTTCGCCATATGCCAAGTCAGTTGTCTGAGGGACTCTTGCGCCAACTGATGATTTCTTGAGTAGAACTTGATTACTCATTCATATTCCTAAAAAGGTTAAAGCTGAGATAAGAATCCCAGCGACTCATGTATTTAGTTCATTTTAGTAAGTACCACCATCAATCTGGAATCCATCCAAAGTTGAAGTTGCTGCACCAGCACCTGTGATATTTAGTCCAACATAGATTGTTTTTGCAACAGCAAAACCACCAGACAAAATAACAGCAGCAGCAGAAGTGCTAGTTGCATCAGTCGTATTGGAGAATGTTGCAACACCAGACATAGTGTGAGCACCAGAGAATGTTCCTGATAGTGATGCACCATTAATAGTTGGTGTTGTTAAAGTCTTGTTAGTGAATGTTTCAGAACCAGCTAAAGTAGCAAGAGTGCCAGTAGTTGGTAATGTTACGTTGGTTGAACCAGTAGAAGTTAATGTAATACTATTAGCACCAGAAGTTGCTAAAGTAGAACTATTTGCAAGAGTTAAAATGCCAGTTGTAGTTGTTACTGTTAAACCATTAATACTAGTGGCAGTTGCAACACCTAATACTGGTGTAACAAGAGTTGGGCTAGTGGCAAGAACAGCAGAACCAGTACCAGTGATTGCATTGAAAGAGATATAATCCCAGTCCCAATCTGCAGCAGTAGTTAGTGTTGTTCCAATACAAATCACATGGGCACTAACACCTGCAGGAATTGTTCCTACTGCATTACCACCTGAAGAGTTAACTGTTAATAATCCTGTTGAATTATTCTCAATCTCATAAGCCATACCAACAACTAAAGTGCTGGTTACTGGTAGCTGAATAGTTTGAGTAGTTGTACCAGTAAAGAATTGACGATAGTTACTTGAAGCAGTTAGAGTAGTAGTACCAGCTGCAGTTACAGTTGTACTGTAACCCATCTTAATGTTATCGATAACTGGTAAAGAAATCGTTGGAGCAGTACCGAATACTAAAACACCAGTACCAGTTTCGTCAGAAATAGCAGTAGCCAGTTGAGCAGAAGTTGCAGTTAGCGTATTGTTCGCTAAGTTAATTGTTTTGTTAGTAAGAGTTTCTGTTCCAGCTAAAGTAGCAAGAGTGCCAGTAGTTGGTAATGTTACGTTAGTAGCACCAGTAGCAGTAAGAGTTGTACTGTAAGCACCAGCAGTTGCTAATGTAGATCCGTTTACAAGAGTTAAAGTACCAGTTGTAGATGAAATTGTTAAACCATTAACTGTTTTATTTGTTAATGCTTCAGAACCAGCAAGTGTTGCTAGAGTACCAGTAGTTGGCAGAGTAACAGAAGTATTACCAGTAGCAGTAAATGTTTGAGTAAACGAACCAGCGTGAGTAACTGCGCCAGAAGTAGAAATATTACCACCAAGAGTGATAGTATTCGATCCGTTGTTTACACCAGTACCACCATAAGTAGCACCAATTAATGAACCATTCCAAGTACCAGTACCGATAGTACCAAGAGTAGTAATTGAAGACTGACCAACATAACTTGCAGAAATGTCGATAGAGTCAGCATTAACTAAAATTCTATTAGTGGTACCAACTACGTCAAGTGTATTACCAGTTTTAGTTAAACCAGCACCAGCAATAACTTGTCCAGCACCAGAGAACTGAACCCAGCTGATTGAAGTAGTGCCGATAGTAATCGGCATAATAGTTGTACACACAAAACCATTGCTACCGTTAGCAGTACCTTCTTCAACAAAAGTAAATGCGCCAGTAGTAACTTCGGATGCTTGGTCAGCATCAACTGTACGAGTCAATACCCAGTTAGTAGAAACGCTACCAACAGTAGTTACAGAGTAAATACCATTCTGTAAAGCAGTGGCTTGATCTTTAACAAGGACACGATCTCCAGAAACAAGAGTAATACCATCAAGAGTAATTGCAGCTTGTGCGCCAGCATTGGTAAGAGTGGCTCCAACACCAGAAGTGCCATTAGAATATGTAACAGTTAATGCAGCAGTAGTTGCAGCACGAACTGAATCTTTAGGATCTAAACCAGTTTTTACAGAGTCAACATATGCTTTAGTTGCAGCGTCTTGTGCTTGAGTAGGATCAGCAACAGAAGTAATTCTCTTACTATTAACATCAACAGTACCAGTGCCTGTTGGAGTAAGAGAAATACTATTATTACCAGCTGCAGCAGTGACAACAAAGTTACCAGTAGAACCAGTGATGCTGGTTATTGTTGCAGCACCAAGAGTAGGTGTTACAAGAGTTGGACTGTTCGAAAATACAATAGTACTAGAACCAGTTTCATCAGTCAAAGCAGCAGCAAAGTTTGCTGAGTTTGGAGTTGCCAAGAATGTAGCAATACCAGTGCCAAGACCAGAGATACCAGTTGCAACTGGAAGACCAGTGGCATTAGTAAGTGTTCCAGAAGAAGGAGTTCCTAATGCGCCATTGAATGTAACAAAAGCACCAGCAGAACCAATATTTACAGCAAGAGCAGTGGCAACACCAGTTCCAAGACCAGAGATACCAGTTGCAACTGGAAGACCAGTAGCGTTAGTTAAGGTAGCTGAAGATGGTGTTCCAAGAGCACCACCAGAATAAAGAACAGTACCACCAGCACCGAATGCTACTGAAGAAGAATCAGTGCCAGTGAAGGTTAATGTATTAGAAGCAGTAAGTGTTTTACCATCAGCAATGGTTAAAGTAGAACCTGTTGCTGGAGCAGTAATTGCTACCTTGTTAATACTAGTGGCAGAAGCAACACCCAATGTTGGAGTTGTTAATACTGGGCTAGTAAGTGTTTTATTAGTAAGAGTATCAGTTGTATTTCTAGCAACTAAAGTATCATTACTACCATTTGGTAGTGTTAGTACACCACTGTTTGAGATAGAAGAAAAACTTGGACCAGCAAACGATGGTTGGTTAAGTGTTGCACCAGTGGCTAGAATAACAGCACCAGTACCGCTGATTGCAGCGAAGCCAACATAATCTGCATCCCATGATGCAGCGGTAGTACCAGAAGCAAGAATACAAGTAAATTCTGCCGATGTTCCAGCGGCAATTGCCAGAACAGTATTTGCCCCAGATGATTGAACAGTTACGATACCAGTACTGTTATTTTGAATATAGTATCGATCACCAAGAACCAGAGTGCTGGCAACAGGAAGAACAACAGTTTGAGTTGTTGTACCAGTGAAGAATTGATTCTGAGTGCTTGTTGCAGTTAGAGTAGTTGTACCAGCTGCAGTGGCAGTAGTTGTATAAGCAGTTCTAAGTGCGTTAACTGGAACAGTGGAGCCAGCAAAACCTTTGGTACCAATGTAACGATATCCGTAGATATAGATTACACTTGATGATGTCATACCACTCGGTAGAGTACCACCGATAAAGTTTAGAACACCAGACTGATAATCAAAATACCATTCGCCAGTACCACCAGATCCGTCAGCAAAAATCTGAGTACCACCAGTAGAAGCAGGATTAGAAACACCTGTTAAACCATAGTAAACTTGAACACGATAAGTGTTAGATACGTTGGCTGTATCAAATTCGGGTGGAATCCAATCAGTTAAACCAGTGTTCCAAGTAGGATATGCAGTTCCACCAATTTTAGTTGTAGTGGCATCTCCAGTAGTTTCTATTTTAGAAGTAGTTGTATATGCTTGAACAACACCAGTAACAGCAGCTGCAGTAGTTGGAATTAAACTTGCCTGAGTCCAAGTTTTATCACCACGATTTAAGAATGGGCTTGCAGTAGCTTCGTTTGATGGACTTTTATTTGCTGCCGTGTCAGTCTTGGTAACACCAAACAGCTTCTTATAAAGTAAGTCTGTTTTGATTGAGTCTGAAATTGCCATTTGTTATTCCTATTATTATTTTAATTAGACTGTAGAGGCACCAAGATATAAGGCACTGATTGATTGTGCACTTGTTAACTTGATTCTGACCCAAATTTCATTATTAGTTGAATTAGTAGAACTTAAAGTGCCGAAAGAAGCATTCTGAGAAACAGTGCCAGTAGTAGCAATGGCTAAGTTTCCACCGAGAGCAGCACCATCCGCCAACGAGTTATCGATAGCAAGGTTCAGCCACTTATTCAGTGTAGAAGTTGTTCCGCTTGTTCCGCCAGTTCCTGGCATCGCAACCCACATACCAGCAATTCCAGTCGAAGTGGTATATGTAATATTAAATTTGGATACGCCAGTTCTAATAAACACAAAAGTGAAATACTGACTAGCACCATGAGACGAGAAATTAGGACCAGCTGGTAAATATCCAGTGGAGTAATTTGTTACATCATATTTAAGTATGTTCGCTACGACTTTAGCATCGTAGGTTTGTAAAGTTCCAGACTGGCTATTAAATGCAGTCTGACCAGCAGTGAAAGCAGGAGTATCAGCAGATCCTGGATTTGGAACACGATAACCAGCAGTTGTTGAACCACCAACAGCACTGTTAAAGAAGATACTACCTTCGTCAAGAACAGTGGTAGAACCAGTTGTAGTTGACTTATAAAGAACAGTGGCTGCGAGTAGTGTAGTAAACGCTGAAGATCCGTTGGCATAACTGTTTGCCACAGTTAGTGTTGGACCAGTTGCACTAGAACCGAAACCAGTAATAATCTGTGAAGTAGTAGGAATAGTTGCGCTACCAGAAGCAACATATAAGTTAGCTGCCAGAGGAGTTGTTACACTTGCGCCAGAGTATGTTACTGAAGCAGGAGCAGCAAATGCGCCACCAGCAGTACCAGTCGCGAAAGTGTCAGAAGTTGGATAGCAGTCACCACTCAAACGAGTAGCAGTTGCTGATAGTGTAAATGCGTTGGCAGCACTTCCATCATAGTGAGGAATAGTACTACTATATTTGTAAGTAGGAGATACTGGCGCAGTAATAGCAGTTGGAGTAACAACAGGAGTTCCTGGAGCACTTGAGTCATAGTACCAAGCAGTGGTACCAGTATTACTTGCGCCACTATGTTGAATTTGAACAGTGTTCCAACCAGCTGGAACAGAAGTTCCGCTTGCTGAAATATCAACTGTTTCCCAGAATCCTGGAGTGCCAGTTGGGTAAGCAATATTGTTGGCAATTACTAAAGAAGTATTGTTTGCAGTATAAGTACCCGCATCACTAGAAGCAGTGAATGTTACAGTGCCAGTGGCAGTAGATGTTGCAGCAAAGTTTGCTCCAATAACACCAGTTGTGTTATCGTATAATTTTAACACTGCTTGAGTTCCAGCAATTGACTGAACATAGTAGTAAGAACCAGAAGTTAAACCACCAAAACCAGTACCAGATGCCAAGAATTTATGACCAGCCTGAACAACACCAGTAACAGCAGAAATAGTAACTGTTGCGCTAGTATTAGTAGTAGCAGTAACAGTTGCAGTAACAACAGTGGCTGTCGTATTACCAACAGTCATCACATGGCTAGTTGCCAGTGAAGTATTTCTATAAACACTAACTGTACCAGAGTCGCCTGGACCCATCGTTGAGAAAGTATTAGTTGAGAAAGTCGCTGCTCTTAGCGTTGAGACAGTAGAACCAGCGGCAACCTGAAGACCAGTGTTACTATTAAGTGTTTGAGATGCTTGAACAACAGCAATACGATAAGAAGCCGTACCACTTACTGTTAGAGAAACTGCATTAGGGAAACTGTTTGGTTGAGCAGGAACGAGTTTGCTTAGTACTTGGTTCAAGATTGCGATTCCGTCAGTTACGCTAGTTGATGTAGTAAATGTCGCAGCGCCAGTTAGCGTACCCAGAGCAGGAGTTCCAACAGAAATACTATTTGCGTTAGGAGCAACAATAGTACCAGTGAATGTTGGAGAAGCACTTAATACCATATTACCTGTACCAGTGACAGCATTACTTAAAGTGACACCACCATAAGTTAATGCACCAGCAAGGTTAGTAGTACCACCGACCCATAAGTTTTCTGCGATACCTGCGCCACCACTAACAACTAAAGCACCAGTAGAAGTGCTTGTTGAAGTAGTTGTTGGAAGAACTGCTAAACGAGTTCTGTTTAAACCAAGGTACTTTGTGGAAGTTGTATTATCTGCTGCTGCAGCAAAGAATTCTAATTCGTCATTAGATGCACCAGAAGAAGATTCAGCACGAATATATGTTATACCATCAACAGAACGAACACCACCAAGAGATGTCCAAGCACTGCCATTATAACCCTCAAAGGCAGTGTTATCACTATTGAAACGAATAGCACCAGTAACTGAAGGTGCTTGTTGAGCAGTTGTTCCCGATGGAATTACTAAAGCATTAGTTCCAATAATTGAAACATAACCAGTGCCATTTGGATCTAAAACAATATTACCATTGGTATCAGTAGATTGAATATAGTTCGTTACACCTGAACCACCAATTTGTAAATTCGTTGTTTTAAGAACATCAATTTTACTATTTGAATCTACAAGAATAGCAGAACTTGCTGTCAGTGTACCAGTGACATGATCCAACATGTCAGTGAAATATTTACCACCGATAATATAGTGGTTAGCTGCATCACCTGAGGTCTCCGTACCGAAACCAATATATAAACGATCACCACCATTCGATTGGGTGCCTGTCAGCGCAGAATACGCTAATTCACCAGCACCCAGTGTTGTTGGATTACCAGCACTTGGTGAACGCTTTATTCTAATTATTGATGCCATCTTTTATTTCTCCGAATATTAATATTGTCCACCAGTTACATCTTGAGAGTCTAGTACTGTGGTTGCTGTCCATTTATTTGTTGCTGCTTTATAAACCAAAACTGATCCATCGCTGGCACCAAGCGCATCAACATCAGCTATTCCAGCAATGCCAATTTGTGTTGCGGATAGACCTTGGATACCAACCGCATATACAGTTGGTATCGATTGCACATCAATTGACGCATTGATATTTGAACCAGTAATTACAGTTGCTGTTATATCACTCATGTCTTAGTAATTTCTGGAGTAAGTATAACTAACCCTTCCAACGCACGAGATTTCTCGCCTGTCGGTGAAGTTAACTCAATATCGTACAAGTATCTACCTGCTTGAAGACCAGAAGTATCTGTCGGACTAAGTTGTAATCTAATCTGTCCAGCTGTGGCATTAAAAACAGATGCTGTAAAATTTGTTGCTGATGAAGATTGATACGACTTACGGAACTGCGACTTAACAGTGTAACTTGTCAAATTCATTGCTGTTCCATCTTGATTTGTGAGCGAAATGATGCTACTAAAGGTAGTACCTTGATCAACCACTAAATTACTTATTGTCGCCATCAATATCCTCAGACTGTTATATCTATATTTATAAAACTGGAGAATGCAAAGATAAAACCCCACCGCAGTGGGGTCTCTAATTAATCATCAGCAGGAAGTGGTGTATTTCCAATGGCAAGCCACTTAAGATACTCTTGATAGTCTCTGTTCTTTGGATCAAAGGGAACATAAGCAGGGTTCGGTGTTGGTTCATTCCACGAATTGAACATACGAATGATACCAGTATCATCAATTGTACTATCCATCTTTTTGTAAAATTTGTACATTATAACTCCGCACTTGCTTGGAAGAAACCAGATTTTTGTATATTAATCATATCACCATGGGTAGTTCCTGCTGTTCCAAGAGAACCAGTAAAAATTAAAGCAATGCGACAACCATATTGTGTAGGACTATCAATTTGCATGCTGGTCGGTGTAAAAGATCCTTGACCAAATTGATCAACAGCACTAGCAAATGTTGTACCAGTTACACTTCTTGCATCTGATACTGTTGGTGTTGCTCTTTTTGGTTCTAAAAATCTCCAATATCCAGCAGCATATAGTGAATATCCATAAGGAATATGTAGTGGATAATATTGATCATTCATAATCTCATAGTATCTTAGACATAATCTCAACTCTTGTCCATAGTGTCTGTACTCATAGGAAGTTGGCGAAGCACCGAGTTCTACCTGAACACCAGTAACAAGGAAAGTCACTGCCGATCCACTTGTTGTTACTATTGTTACCTGAATACCATTGGCAACAGAAGATGGAAGTGCTGTGAAAGTAGCACTATATTGTTGCCATGAAGAAGTTGTATTGAATTGTTGCTGAGTGCCGATTCTAGTTGAATAGGTAGCATCTGTAGTGCTTGCGTAGTAAAGGTTTAGTGCGATTGCGTTAGTACCTGCGCCTGAAGTTTGTTTCAACCAAAAAGAAACAGTGATTGTTTGCGCACCAAGATCGGCACAGTTAACAGACTCAATGTATTGTGTAAGTCCAGTGCTACCTGTTCCAGTCAAGGAAGAAGAATATTGAAATCCAGATGGTACATCAGTTGAACGAGCAAAAGTTCTTGATGAGTCAGCATAGAAATTCCAACGATCAGCAAGATAACCTGTCGAAGATGAACTTGTACCACGCTGCCAAAATGTCATGGCGCCATTGATAAGACGATTCTTCATGCTAGAAGCAGAAGATGCACCGACCACTTGACCAGTGCTGGTTGTTATCGTATCAACTGCTAAATTACCGTATGCCATTTATTATTCCTATGTGTTTTCTTGAGGAAGGTCAGGTAACTGTGGCACATTTCCTGCGTCGATCCACTTTAAATACTCTGCATAATCTCTGTTTGCTGGATCCATTGGAATAAACGCATCATCTGTTAATCTAATAATACCACAGATATTTTTTTCAATTCTACCTAAAACTATTTTATACATTGGACCTGAAACATAATTTGTCATTTTATAACTCCGCATTAAGAACAAATGCTGCTTGATATCCATATCCAGATGCCCCTGCCCAACTTGCTGGACTAAAAGCGTACATAGTTTGCATTCCAGTATTAGTAGCAATTACAGTAGGCGATGATAGTGTTGATACTACAGCATCGGCAAATCTATAAATTGCATTACTTGTGCCGTTATAACTCCATGTAATTGTTGGTGTTGCTCTCATTGCAGTTGGAAAAACAAACCCAATTACTCCTGAAGCATTATAAGATGATAGACCAACATTTCCTAGAGACTGATAGTAGCGTTGACACAACTGTAACTCTTGACCATAGTGACGATAGTCAAAAGTAGTTGCAGTTGAACCAACTTCTAACTGAACACCAGTTATTTGATATGTAGCACCAGATGTACCGACAACTGATGTTCCTACCACAGAAGCACCAACTGCTGAAGTACCCCATGTAAATGCAGTTCCGCCAATAGCAGCAGTACCAATACCTAAACAAAATTGTAAAGCAATTGCTGCAGTATTATCTTTAGCGTATGTTCCTGATGTATCGCCAGGAATTACAATAGTTTTATATTCCCAAGTATTTGCTTGATTTATTGTATAAACGAATGGGTAAGTTCTTAGACCATCATTTCTACCATATGCGCCACCGAATGTTCCAGTTAAAGACGATTTAGCCCAAAATGATAATGTAACTGTTACAGCAGAGGCAGTTCCATAGGCGAAATCGGCGACATTATAACCCTCAATAAATTGTAATATTCTAAACAATTCACCAGTAGACATTGAATATGCTGATTGTGATGTGACTTTCAACGAATTTATAAAACCAGTTGGCGCATCAGTAACTTGTTGTGCCACAAGTTTTCCAGTTGTAGTTTGCCACACTTCCCATCTATCAACAGTATATGAATTAATACTGTTGGCAGTTGCAGAGCCAGCATATCTTTGATCAATACGCATATCACCATTGATGATACGATTCTTCATCGTGGCTGATGAAGAAGCACCAATGATTTGTCCCGTACTTGTTGTTATTGTGTCAACTGCTAGATTACCGTATGCCATTTATTATCCTTTTGGATATTTAGTTTTCACTGCTTGAATCTTTGCTTTCCACGCATCAATTCCGTCATGGAAAATTGTATCAAATTGATCTGCGTAGGATGGATATTCTGCTCGGCGAAGTTCTTTATATTCATTTGCGTCGATATGTGCTTGAACAACTGCCTCATCATATTCAACGATATTTTCGTTTTGGTCATACGCAACATCGCCACGGATATTAACCACATTAGGATGTGTTGCATAAATCGCTTCATGTTTAAGAATCATGCTGCAATCTCCATTAAAGTCATAAGCATAACAGGGCTGGACATGTTATAATAAATTGTCGTACCACTACTATTAGTTTTAGCATATGGTTGGTAAGTTACTTGAGAAGTTGTATTTGGACTATCTAAATACAAAACACTATGAGAAACTGCAAATGGATTATTAGCAGGCGGTATTAGAATCTCGTGGATATCACCACTACCACCAGCAGCTCCACCAGTTTGACCTAGTGCTGAATATGCCCCACCACCAATACTTCTCCACAATTGAGCCCATCCTTCTTGAAGGGCATTTGTAGTAATTCTCCATTGACCAGCACTAATACTAACTAGAATTTTACTAGTTGAAAACTGTGGAGTAATTGATCCCGTCCATCCAGTAGCTGTAAAAGTTGTAGAGGTGACTGAATAACTTGAACCAGTAGAATATTGAACTACCTGTATTACATTCCCTGCTCTACCTGCCTGATACCAAGCACTGCCATTATATGTTTCAATGGCACCCAGTGTCGTATTGAAACCCATCTGCCCAGCTGATGGACTTGATGGGCGACCTGAAGTTGTCCAAGAAGCATTGGATTCTCCCAGTGATCCGTCTAGTATGATTGCCATTTATTTTCTCTACTTTATATTAAGGGTTTTCAGGAAACACTACATCTTCAGGAGTATTAAACTTGCTTGGCAAATCTCTTAGATCCTGACGATATTGTTTTTCATCGTCAGACATAACTCTGTCAGATACTGCCCACCAATCTGTTTCTGCCAACAAACGATTTCTTTGTCGACGAATATCCATCCACTTACTGAATAGGACTTGTTCTGGGGATAAATTATATTCCATAATTTCCTTAAGCGATAGTGAATGTTGCGGTAGTACCAGCACCATGTGATAGTACAATTTCAAGAGCAACGCAGCCATCATATCGTTGTGCTGTAACAGGAGCCTGCACTTGAATCTGCCACACATTACCAGACATATTTACTCTAAATCCAGGAGTACCACCTCCAGTTGCCGTACCTGCAGAAACCTGCGCTGAAGTTGCACCAGAACCGCCATTTAAATCTAGATACCAAATGGCATCAATTAAAGCTGCATTATAGTTACCAGAGTTGTGTCCAGAAATACTTGCCTTCACATACCCACGCATCCAAGTATTACCTGCAGTGGATGGAGTTATGGAAAGAACAGTTGCCCAAGTAAATACATTCACGAACTGAACAACTTGTCTTTGCCAGATATCACTATCAGCAATACCACCAGTCATTCTAAAACCAGCGGAACTTGAGTTAAATAAGTGAACACTGGCAGTGGTGTTTGTTGTACCGATTCCTACTTTACCACTACCATCAAAAAGTGCTGTAATACTTCCACCATAACCACCACGCCAAAAATAATGTGCACCAGTACCTTTTGTAGATAAGGAAACATTAATGTTTGTATCAGAACCATTTCCTTCAAGTCTTGCAGTTCCACCACCACCGAGTACAGATATGAAACTGGTTTGATCAACACCCAATGATGTTGTTCCAGTAACTGATAATTTTCCATAACTAGATGGAGAATTTGTGCCGATACCAACAAAACCTGAGGAGTCGATACGCATTGTTTCTGAGCCAGACGCTAAATTTCCATTTGTTCTAAATATTAAATTTCCAGAGGATGACCAAATTCCAACGCTTGCTGAATCGTTATATAAACCAATACCTGCTGTGCTTGAATTACCTTGACTATAAAAACTAGCAATAGGTGCATTTGCAGTGGGTGTTCCAGTTAGATAAAATTTGCTATTGAATGGATTACTGCTTCCAGACCCAACCAATACATTTTGATTGTTATCGATGCGTATTGCTTCTGAACCATTAGTGGCCAGTGCTACTTGATTGCTTGTTGGATAGTACAGACCAGTTGTTGTACCACCAGTACTACCAGATAGTGCTGGAACAGTTACAACATTGTCATTACCGCTTAGTACTAGCATTTATTATTCCTTAACTGCATCTAATTGTTCTTGTGTTGGCTTGGCCAAGGTAGGGTGTTTCCACTCAGCGATGTAGTCGCCTTTTCCGTCTGAATCGTTTTGAAGATGTATGGTTGCGTTTCGTCCCATAAAATCAGCATCTACTAATTCTGGATAAAGTGCTTTAATTTTTTCTGGCAATGTCATGTTATGCGCTCCTTACCAATATACCTTGAAATACTGTTGCGTGTATTCCAGTACTAGAAGAAAAAAAGTATCTGTTTGTCCCAGTACCTTCAACAAAACCATAAACTTCAAAATAATCAGTTGTTCCATTTGCATAAACTAGAGCAGCAAATGCTGGTGTGTAATATCCAGTACCAGTCAATCCTGTATTTTCAATTGAGGGGACATATTGACCAGAGCCGTTCTTTGCTATATAAAATCTAGAACTGGAAATACTAGTATCTGCAGCCGTTGCAATTGAAACATTCATTTGGTAATAACCCGCTACAGTTGGTGTAAATCTAGATAATGTGGTGTCGTAATTAGAGTTGGTGTCATATGACTCTGTACCAAAAATTACTTTTGTGGTTACCCCAGAAGAAACAATTTGAGTCGATGATGAATAAGCACTAAACGCAGGAGCAGCAGTGAGTGTTGCGATGTTTGCGCCATTAGACTGAAACTGAAATGTTCCGCTGTTATCTGGAGTAACAATCATTCCCTGAGTTGTTGTAGCATTAAAAGTTACAGCCATTACTTATCCTTAACCGCATTTAATTGCGCACGAGTTGGTTGTTTTAAAGTTGGGTGTTCCCACTTGGCAATGAACTCACCATCACCATCAGAGTTGTTTTCTAAACGAATAGCACCAAAAGCAAAATCATATGTCTCAAGTTCTGGGTATAGTCTAATAATTTTTTGGTATAATGTCATTATACACCTCTCACAAAATAACCATAGAATGTAGAAGATGCTTGGATAGTTGGCGATGCAGTTGATGCATAAATTGCAGTATCAAAATAATCAGTACTTCCATTTGCAAATAGTAAAACAGTCGTTGATACCATTGTACCGCCACCGACTGCTGTACCACCAATCACCAAATTTCCAACTGGGGATTGATTGCCACCATTCTTTCTAACTGCTGTAACAAACTGTCCCGCTCCACCTGGATTATTGAAAAACCCACAGTGAAATATATAATATCCAGCTACAGTTGGAGTATATCTATAATTTGTAGATGCATCAAAATTATTATTTGTGTCAAAGTTTTTTACATCCCAGTTTATTCTTGTGTATGCATTTTGAGTAACACTTTGATCAGCGGATCTAGTAACACTGAAACATGGCATAACAGTTGGTTGTGGTAGATTAACACCATTCAATTGAAATTGAAGTAGTCCACTGTTATCTGGTGTTACCAGTAAACCTTGCGTTGTGGTGGCATTGATAGTCACAGCCATTATAGTTTATCCTTATCTTTTTCTATTTATAGAATAATCCAACGACTGCCCGATGGAATAGTAACAGTAATGCCTGAGGCAATTGTCACTGGACCAGCGGAAACTGCGTTGCTATTAGCACTAATTGTGTAGCTGGTGCTAATAGTTTGAATATTCTCAAAGAATGGACCAGCGTTCATTGCTGGTTGAACTTTTAAAATTGCCATATCTTTTTTCCTTTAAAATTGTTGAGCATTGACCCACTCACGTGGACCTAAGAAATATTTTTGTTCTAACTGCTTCAGTATATCTATATCAACTTCTGTGTCATCATCGGCATTGAAAAGTTTAAATCCATTGTCTGCTTTACCAGTTGCTTTATTTACTCTTGACTCATGAAGCAGTCTGATGAATTCTTGAAAGTCTCTATTAGATGGATCGAAAGGAATAAATGCTAAATCAGATATTCTTTGAACAGAATCAGTAACTTTATATTTTGATCCGTCTTCTTTTGTTATTTCTATTAATTTATACATGTTATAACTCCGACACTGCAGTATAGTGGAAATTAAAAAATTGCCCAGCAGTAATACCGCCAGTTTCAACTCCAGCAAACCCTCTTGTTCCTGTAGAGTAAATTGTTGTTGCTGCAGCAGAACCAGTACCATCATTCAATTGTGGTTGAGATCCAATGCTATAATTTCCAGAAGTCCCAGGGAGAGAATATATTGTTACAGTGGGCGTTGCTCTCATTTGTACTGGAAAATAAACAGGAGAAGAAAATGTTGATCTAGTACTACTATAATCTTGGTTTCTATATGATGTGTTACCTATACCAGCACCACTTTGATTTGTTCCTGGAGCAGTTTCTATGTTATATGATTTTATGTAATATCGTTGACACAGCGATAATTCTAAACCAAAAGGACGACGCTCAAACGCAGTTGCCGATGATCCAGTTTCTAACTGAACACCAGTAACATACCATGTTGCGCCATTGGTTGTTATAATATTGGTTGCGCCAGTTGCACCCCAAAGATTACTGGTAGACCAAGAACCAGCAGTTCCAGAATATGTTGAACCTATTCCTAGTTGAAATGCAAGTTGAATACCAACTGCATTATTTACTAACCATGTTCCATCAGTACAACCAGGAATACTTAAAGAAATATAAGTCCAAGTATTAGCAGAAGAAATAGTATAAGTGAATGGATAACAACGATTTCTTGCACTATTTTGTAAAGACCCACCAAACACACCTGTTATTGATGAGTAAACCCAGAAAGATAGTGTAACTGTTTTAGCAGAAGCTGTTCCCCATGCCAAATCATGAATATTATATCCTTCAATTTGTTGACATAAACTTGTATACGATAAAGAACCAACAGTTGCTGCAGCAAGTGAAGTTATTTTTACCGAATTAGTATATCCAGAAAGTGTTGGGGTGGAAACTTGCTGCGCAGAAATAGCACTTGTGTTTTGAGGATAGCCATACATCTGCCATCTATCAATACAGTAAATTGCATCACTTGTGTTAGTTACAGATGCGCCAGCATTCCTTTGGTCGATACGCATATCGCCATTGATTATTTTATTTCTGAAGGTGCCAGAGTAATCTGATGCACCTTGCTGGGCTATAACAGCTGATTGTGTCATTGATTATTCCTAATCTTTAATATTGCTTTGATAGTTCCTTGATCAGCTTGCTTACCATCAGCATCCTGAAGTATTGTAAAGTCAACTGTTAATTCTTTTACAAAAGTTTGAAAGTCAGTATTGTCTGGATGTAGTGGAATACTCCAACCATCGGAACGCAAAACAGCACATGGTTGTCTAACACCACCATCAGCTCTATCTGGTTCTAATTGAATTTTATATGTATTCACTTTATAACTCCGCATTTAATTCTATGTAGTTGGCAGCGACACCAGTAGGTGTATATGGTTGAACAGATGTACCTACATATGTACCAGACCATGTTGCTGTACCAACATAAAAACAAAACTTATTTAACTCTGGAGACAACTGAGTAGGAGCACTTGTCCAAGCTGCATTGGAGACTCCTGCTAAATTAGTTTGCCACCCCGATCCAGTATTATATGCTGGAGTTAATGATATTGCAGGATATGTCCTCATACTAACAGGTAAATTTGAAGTGAAAACACTTTGATTTAATCCTGTTATACGACCCATTATGTTGTAGTGTTGAGCACCATCTCCTTGCGCTGGTGTTCTATAGTAATATCTTTGGCACTGTGCCAACTCCATACCGTAAGGACGACGCTCAAAGGGTGTTGCTTGAGTTCCGACTTCTAACTGAACACCAGTAAAGTAGAAAGTAGCATTGGCTGTTCCTAAAACGCTAACTGTTCCTGTTACACCAGAAGCAGAAGCAGATTGCCAAGAACCAGCTGTCACATTAGAACTAGAACCACAACCAAGATTAATTCTTAATGTCATTCCTATACCATTGGTACCACCGACCCATGTTCCGCTTGTATCTCCAGGAACTGGAACAGAAATATATGTCCAAGTATTGGCAGCAGAAATAGTATAAGTAAATCCATATGCTCTATTGTATGCACTGTTTGTTAATAGCGCACCAAATGTTCCAGTTAATGAACTATTTACCCAAAAGGATACTGTAACTGTTTTAGCATTTGCAGTTCCATAATTTAATTCAGAAGTGTTATATCCTTCAATGTTTTGATAGAAAAAGAACAGGTCGCTACTTGTTACACTATATGCACTGCCACCAGTTTGAAATCCAAGATAATTTGAAAAACCAGTTGGTGGTGTAACTGCGTTGAGGTTTTGACCTGCTGTTCCTTTGCTTGCTACCGAAGCATACACTGGCCATCTATCAACAGTGAAAGTGCTTAAACCAGCTGAAATACTTGCACCAGCATTGCGCTGATCAATACGCATGTCACCATTGATTATTTTGTTACGAAAGGTGCCAGAGTAATCTGCTCCACCATTTTGCGCTGTAACAACTGCTTGTGTCATTAGTTACCTACCTTAGTTTTAAGAGCAGCTAATTCTGCTTTGGTTGCGTCAAGGTCTGTTTTGAGTTCCTTGATTGCGCCAATTAATACTGGAATAATATCAGTGTATCTTAAAGCAAGATACTTAGTTTTATCAACGCTATCATCTGGTAAAGTATTCTCGTCAACAATCTCAGGAATAACTTCTAAAACATTTTGCGCCAAAAGACCTATGTGAACTTTTTTATTTTCATCAGATTTAAAAGTATACTTAACAGGATTAAGTTGTAAAATATGATCCAGTGGATTTTCGTAATCACCAACAATATCTTTTAATCTTGCGTCTGAATATGAAGACCATGATGTTGGTGATGCATATGGTAAGTAAACACCAGAAGAAGCATTTCCAAACTGAACTGCATTATCAGTACCGATTCCAAATACCTTTAGAGTGTTTCCTGTACCTGGACTTGCGGCACCCATGCCAATTTGACCAGTAGCGAGAATTGATACAAGAGCACCACCGCCAGCAGAAGATATCTGAACTCCAGGTGTGGAGGTTGCATCTGTCGCACCAAAATATACTGTTCCACCACTTTCAGAATATCTAGCACCAACAGCATAAACTTCACTGGAAGCGGCAAAGAATGAACGACCACCAACCACAGTGAATTTACCAGATAATGTAGTTGTACCAATTAATACACCACCACCTTCTGGTTGAAGCATTAAATTCTTGGCAGATGTTCCTGCTGCGTTACAACCTTGAATACTACCAACAGCGAAATCACTACCAATTAATACACCACCATCATTTCCTACGTCAGCAAATAATCCACCTTGCGCAGTGGATAATTTCATTGCAGAAGGTGAATTAGTTACAAATCTTCTGCCAGGTGCAGCGGAATTAATTCCAACATTACCAGCAGCAGTGATACGCATACGTTCTGTGGCATTAGTTGTAAGTACCATTGGTGTATTTGATTCATTATGTAAAATATATGAATCTACATTACTACCAACAAACCACGATGATCCAGAAGATGCTGTATTTCTAATAGTAGAACCAGCACCACCAGCAACATGCAATTTTGACGATGGTGAAGCAGTGCCGATACCAATATTGGCACTGGCATCTTGATACAGTCCAAGAATATTATTACTTTGAACTTGTAGTGGTGTCGCACCAGATGGCGAGTTAATGATACCACCAGTTTGCGGAATCGCATTGCTCACAGAACTAACTGATAGCGACTCAACAGTTACTAGATCGCTTAGTGAGCAAGAGTTGTTTAGTATAACAGAAGTTCCGCTTGATGCTGTGTAGTCTCCGCTGGCCAAACGAATACCATTGCGGTATACATTAATGTAACCAACAGTATAGGATGGAGTTGAGAAAGTTGTTTGGTTTTGTGTAGCAGTGAACTCAGTCACTGTACGATAAGCAGTGGTTGTTACACCAGAAGCAGGTATGCCAAGGTAACGAATGGAAATATTACCAGTGCCCAGCGGAGGTGCCGATGAAAAGGTAAGTGTTGTTCCATTAACTGCGTATGTTGTTGGATCCTGAAGAACACCAGAGATAGCAACAAGTGCCGATGAAGTGTTTGCTGGAGCAACCGACATTGTAAATGCTGTGGTTGAAGCATTTCCGCTGAAAGAATCAGTTACGAATGCAGCGGTAGTCGGACTTGATCCAATATATGACATTTATGGTCTCTTTATTATTCTCTATTATTTAGGTGCTTGTTCAGCAACCTGTGCTTCATAGGCAGCGATGACTTCTGTAGTCCATGCAGCTGCAGCAATCGCTTGAACATTTGCTGGCATTGATGAAACATCGCTACCTGGAGCGAATGACCAGCGATGATAGGAAGAAGATAATTGCTTACCATCTTCCATGATGCGTGTTATTTCACGAACTTGTAGAATACCATTTTCCACAATTTCGATTTTATCAATTGCTTGTTCTTTTGTTAAACTCATTTCATTTTCCTTTTGTGTCCGACTAATCAATCCAGATTAGTTAATTTAAGTTGATGTTTGATAGCAAAAACATGCTCTCACGAAACAATTAGTTGCCATATCAGTTACATTTAAATTACCATTATCAAGAGTACCATTTGCAGCAGTACGATATTTAGCATTAGCTGATGTACCACCAAGGTCTAAACTGTTAATTGTATTAGTTCCCCATGACCCTGCCAAATGAACAGTAACTCCTTGATTTTGATTTGACACACCATCTGTATTGAATGGAAATCCTTGCAGTCTTAAAAACCCGCTTCCACCAGAATAAGCAGATACTTGAATAAAAAACTGAACATATACCATTCTTCCTATTTTTGTGTATCTTCCACCAGTGTCTGCTGCATATGTTATAGAACCAAAATTAGTTGTCGCAGGACTCCAAAATGGTGTCCATGTACCTTCTTCATAATCATCTAGCGTATTCGCATCAGCAGATGCAGATTGAGTAGCTGGGAATGTAACACCTTGGGAAACTTGAAAGTTTGAACCACTAGCATTTGCTGAATTCAATCCAACAAGCATTCGACCACTGTTATCAATAACCATGCGCCATGCGCCAGCAGTTTCATCATAGATAACAAAGTATCCACCAGTAAATCCTTGAACACCACCAAGAGCACCGACCCTAAACATACGATCTGAGTTCTTATATAGAGTGGCAGCATTATATCCATTGGTGGTTGCACTACTATCAATTAATTGATAAACATTACCTGCACTTGCAGCACTTGCAACATGAAGTTTCTGTAAAGGTGAAGCAGTACCAATACCCACATTGGCACTTGAGTCTTGATATATACCAACAGCACTATTGCTTTGAACTTGTAGCGCAACAGCACCTGAAGGTGCATTAATTACACCACCAGTTTGTGGTAACGCATTAGTAACTGAAGTTATATAGAAAGATTCAATGGCAACTAAATCGCTGACACCTGCTGCGTTGTTCAGCACAACAGAAGTTCCATTGGTTGCTGTAAAGTCAGCAGTGCCAAGTCGTGACCCATTGCGATACACATTAATGTATCCAACAGTGTAAGATGGTGGTGAGAAAGTTGTTTGACCAGCAGTGGCAGTGAACTCAGTAAGAGTTCGGTACGCTGTTGTTGTTATACCAGAAGCAGGTATGCCTAGATAACGAACAGAAATATTACCAGTACCAAGTGGTGGTGCTGAAGAGAATGTCAGTGATGTTCCGCTAACAGCATAGGTTGTTGGATCCTGAAGAACACCTGAGATAGCAACAAGCGCAGAGGAAGGATTGGCAGGTGCCACAGACATTGTGAATACTGTGGTTGACGCATTACCATTAAAGGAATCCGTAACGAATGCTGTAGAGGTTGGACTTGAGCCAATATATGCCATTGATAGTCTCTTTAGGTTTCTTTAGTATTTATTCGTCGGCAGGAAGTGGTTCATTACCTTCTGCAACCCATGCTAGGTATGCTTGGTAATCAGTGTTAGCTGGGTCAAATGGAATGGACATTTTTCCATCTAATACAACACAACATTCATTTCCCAAAAAATCTTTATATAATTTATATGTCATTTTATAACTCCGCAGAACCAGCAAAATAATAACTACCTGAATTATCTACACAAAGGAGAGTTGCATATCCAGCATTAAAATAACCAGTGCCGCTAACATTAACATCAATCATTGATGATAATAATCCAGCATAAGTTGTAGCTAAAGCATTCAATAATATTCCGTTCGCATTACTTTGCAATATGTATAAATTTCCTGAAAAACTATAAGAAGGAGAAGCTCTCATTTGAACAGGATTTTGTATGTGAATTCTTGCTGTATAAGAATTATATGCCATTCCAGCTCCTACTGAAGGAATTCCATAACCACCAGTTGTTTTCCAATAATACCTCTGACACAAAGCCAACTCAGTACCGTAAGGACGATACTCAAAGGGTGTTGCGGTACTGCCTTTTTCTAGTTGTATTCCTGTAATTAAGAATGTTGCTGTTACCGAAGCAGACGGTATGAATAAAACAATTGACATTCCATTTGTAACATTAGAAGGTAATGTGTATGTAAATGTGTAACGAGTCCATGATGCAGGCATGGTGGCGACAACATTTGTTTCAACAATAGTTGTGCTAGATGTATAATTGTCCACTGCAGTTGGATAAGCCAAATTAATATTAAGCGCACTAGAAGTACCAGAAGTTTGTTTTACATAAAATGAAACAGTTATTGCCTGACTAGCGCAGTCTGCAATATTGACAGACTCAATGCGTTGAGTAATTCCAGGATATGCGGTAGACGAAGCAGCATTGCTAAATGAATATGTAAATCCCGCTGGAACATCAGTAGAACGTGTTATTGTTCCTGAAGATGCATTACCATAAAATCTATCGGCTGTATATGTTGAAACACCGCTACTTGTAAAAGAAGTGCCTCTCTGCCAAATTCCAATCGCACCATTGATAAGGCGATTGCGCATTCCAAACTCTGCACCACTATTTGCCATCTTTGCTGGAGTGATACTTGTGTCTTGAATATCAGCAGTGCCAACTGTACCATCGGCAAGAGCATTAGTACCTATTGTTGAGATTGCCATATTATTCCTCGTCCGCTGGTTCAGGATCGTTGCCTGCTTCGACCCATGTTAGGTATGCTTGATAATCTTTACTATCTTCATTGAAGTACACATATGCGGTGTCTCTTAATCTGAGAACAGCATTTTTTTCCACTTTAAGTTCACCAACTTTATTTAAGTGGTTATCGTAATCATAATATCCTATTAATTTATACATTTATAACTCCGCATCAGCCGTATAGTGAACATAATTCCAAGCACTTGCTTGGCTGCCTGTTGGCCGCATAAAAAAACCACTATGACTTGTATTAAATGGTGTACCAGAACCCCACCAACTACCTCCATTAGAAATTCCTTGCGCTGAACCAGCACCACCATATGTGTATGAATGTGTATTTGCTGTTCCTGCGCCATCCCAAATATTAATTGTTCCTGGAGTTGTTCTCATTTTAACAGGAAATTTAACATTTCCATAAGCACCACCAAGTCCAGAAGCACCTTGAAATCCAGCAACTTCCATTCCAACTTGTGTTGCTGTGCCTGGAACAACATTGTCGTTATAAGATTTTGAATAATACCTCTGACATAGTACCAACTCAGCACCATATGAACGATACTCAAAAGGAGTTGCTGTTGGACCAGCTTCTAGTTGCATCTGAGAAACTTCGTAGTAGCTGCCAGTAGTTGATAGTCCACCAAAAGAAAAGAAAACCTGAGCACCATTGGCAACACCAGTTCTCGATGCCCAGCTGGTATCAGTCAAAGTAAAGTAGTACCATGTATCTGCTGTTGTAAGTGTTAAAGTGCTGGCAGATGCAGTACCATTACCACTGATAGTATTATTTGCAGTGAAAATAGCACCGAGCGAATTATAGGATGCGTAGTTATCAAGAGCAGTTGGTGTAATTAAATTTAAAGAAACTGAAGAAGCAGCATTTCCTGTTCGTTTAATCCAACCACTTACAGTTATGGAACCAGCGGCAAGTGCTGCTCTACCATTAACAGCCTCAACTCTTTGATCTAGATACGCAGAAGATCCACTTGTTTGTCCAGCAACACGCATTGAGTATGTAGAATTACTATTCGGCACATTGGTACTTCTTGACCAAGATCCAGCAATGCTAGCATCAAAGTGACCACCCCAACGATCAGCATGACCATAAAGCCAAATACCACCTGGATATGTGTAGGATGTTCCACGTTGCCAAATATCAAAGTTGCCATTGATAAACATATTGCGCATACCCAACTCTCTACCAGAGTTTGCCATCTTGGCTGGAGTAATACTGGCATCAGCATGTGAAGCAGTTGCCACTGCACTTGACGCAATCTTTGTAGTTGTTATTGCGCTATCGGCAAGTCCATTGGAACCAAGTTGTGTAACTGCCATTATTTCTCCGTATCTGCTGGGAGTGGTGTATTACCTTCAGCAAGCCATTTAAGGTATTCCCTATAATCTCTGTTATTATTGTCAATAGGAATACAAGCATTGTCACTAAGTCTAATAATAACTAGAGACTTACCATTCCAAGGTGTTGATAATTTATACATTTTTATAACTCCGCATCTGCAGCCGCAAAGCCCCAATAAAAAGCACCAGCAGTAAGACCCGTACTATCGAGTCTAGCAAATCCAGTATAACCAGCACCCCACGGTGTTGAAACTGTAACATCAGTATTACTTAAATTTGCCCACTTACCAGCACCAGTTCCATTCCAAGAATAATATTGTACTGTTGCTGATGTTCTCTTAGGTACTGAAAATTTCCAATGACAAGCAATGTTAGTAGTACTTGTTGCAACACCAGTTAATGCATTAGCTGTATTTGGATTAACTCTATTAGGTGCTTCATCATCTTGATATGTTTTTTCATAATATCTCATACACAAAAGTTTTTCAGCACCATAAGGTCTGTAATCAAAGTTAGTTGCTGTTGCGCCTTTTTCTAACTGAAGACCAGTGATATAAAGAGAATCATCTGCTCCAGCAGTACCTGTTGGGTTATAGAAAAATAATGTTGATAATTCTAAAGCAATTGAACTTAAATTAGCAGTTACAGTATATTTTGTCCAAGTTGTTGTTGGCGTAAAAGTATATGTAGCAGCAGAAGTGTATCCAGTCCAACTACCAAGAGAAGCTGCGGTTCCTTGATCAGCAACAGTTCCTGTATTAATGTATACACCAGTGCTTCCTGATGAAAAATTGGCACCTGCTTTTGCCCAGAATGTTAATGTTATTGTTTGACCTGCTAGATCAAGCATATTATTTGATTCAATTATTTGTTGGAAAAATACAGCACTTGTTCCTGTGTTTGAAGCAGTGCGCTGTACTTGTGCGCTATATGGAAATCCAGTACCAGTTGGAATGCTTGAATTTCTTGATACCGTAGTTGAACTATTTGCAGAATATACAACCCAGCGATCTGCAGTATATGCAAAAGTAGAACCAGCGACAGTAAAACTAGTACCTCTTTGCCAAATACCCATACCACCATTCATAATACGATTCTTGAACCCATAGATATTACTTTGCATATCTGAGGTCAAAGAAGAATAGGAAACGCTGTTTGCGGCAGGAGCAACAACCTGAGTAGTTGTTGCCATATAACGAACATAGATATTGTTAGTTCCGCTCAGTGGAGCAGAAGTAAAGGTGATAACACTTCCGCTCAGTGTATAAGCATCAGTTGGTCGTTGAACCACGTTATCAACAACAACCAAAATATCATTGATCGTGGCCACTGAACGTGACAGTGTAAACGCTGTAGCTGAACCTGTTCCACTGTAGTAATCTATATTGGAAGTAAAACTTTGCGAAGTTGGTGTATTACCAAGGTAAGCCATGGTCTACTCCTTATGTAATTTGCAGCACTGATACAATGGCATCTGCCGAAGAAGCTACACTGGAAAGAACTTTAAATGCATCACTGGTGTTTAACACAAGTTTACCGTCTCCTCCAAATAATGCCAAGGATCCGCCGACAGGAACAGTTGCCTGACTAACAATATAGTAGTCAACGGCAGAAGCAGTAACAAGTACGCTAACGCTGATCGGTGAGGATGTAGTGTTTGCCACTGTTAAACCAATAACAGTAGTTTGAGTAGATGCGCCAGCTGTTAGCAGAGTAGAAGCAGAAGTTCCTACACCTTTAGCGACATATCGAGTGAATGTATTTGCCATTTAGTTTTCCTTTAACCCAGCGCAACTGATAACGCAACAGCTGTACCACCAGCATCAAGCTGAGTCCAGGCTGTACCATCATAGTACTCTAGTTGATTTAGTGATGTATTAAATCTAAACATACCTTGAACAGCAGTTGGTCTGTTCGCAGTGGTGTCAGAGGGTAGCGTTACCGCTTTCTGCCCTAGTAGGGAGCCATCTGTTGCCATTATTTAATCTCCTTTAATTTCTTTACTTCTATATTTAGTTCTTTTATTGCCTCTATAAGAAGAGGAACCAGCTTCTCGTATTGAACAGTTTTAAAATTTTGACCAGATTTTGACATCTCAGTGTGTTCAAAAAGCATAATATCAAAGGGTGCCGACTTCACTGCTTCAGGCAGTACTGCCTCAATTTCGTGAGAAAGAACACCGACTTGTTTTTGGTTTGGATCAAACCCAAAAGATTCTGCCAGTTTGTTACCTGTGTAGGTAACACCTGTAATTTGCATTACTTTTTCTAAAGCATTGGGGATTGTTTTGATGTTTGTTTTTAAACGAGCATCAGAGTAGTAAGAAGTAATTTGATTGGTTGCTCTAATCTCACCAGTTGTTGCAGAACCTGTAGTACCAACACCAAGCGATCCAAACTGCGCCTGAGAAGAAGTTCCAACACTAAGGTTAGTAGCTGCTGTTGGTGGATCCTGTAAATCAGCAAGGTTATTGGCAATTTCTAGTTTGTTTGTGGCCAAACTGATAAAGTTGTTATCAATTTCTGCGCTTGAAATCGGCGATCCCTTTACTGTGGGAGCAAATGTTGCGTTGGTGGAAACTCTGGTAGTGAGTGCTGTGGTCATTTACGTTCCTATTATCAGCTATATTTATTATTTAGGTAACTGCAGTGGAGATTATATACTCTTCATAAGACTGAATGTACTCTCCAGTGTAGTTATCCATGGCTTTTTGTAATATTTCTTTAACTTTTTCGTCTCTTGTATCAACATAGAATCGAATCATAATCATTGACATATCACCATAATTAAAGGCATTATGATAGTGATAACTGTTTAAACAGTACATCTTTCCAGGTTCATACCACTGCTCATATATTTTAATCGGTTTGTTGTAATCTGAACCTCTGTAATCCATGTAGGAAAGCACACTAAACTTAGATTCCTTGGGCATAATAAGTGGAAGATTCCAAACAGAGATCCACTCTGGTTGTCCCGCTTCCATAACATGACTGTGCCAGCCAGCAGATCCATTCTTGTTAAATATCTCAATTCTTCCAAGTAATTTACCACCACCGACAGAGTGTAAAACACTGTCCAAGTAAGGACACATATAAAGTGCTTCAGTTTTAATAAAGTCCCCTGTCCATGGTTCTGCAGGATTAGATTCAGATTTTCCGTCAATGCTATAAAGTGCCAACGAATCCCATCTTTCCTCATCATGAATTTCCATGGTTTTACCATTTGATAGTGCACTACGATATTTGCGTAGCGAATGAGGTAAATTCTCTATCTCTGTTAGAATTTTTTTATGATCAAAATCTATACCAAGAGGAAGATGTGCAATATTATTCAATGTAATCTCCCTTATAATTATTCACTGCATCCTGTACTAAATCATATACTCTATCATCTCGTAGATCAGCAAAGAAACGAATCGTTAAACGAACACCTGTTTTGTCAAAGTTAAACACATTATGATAGTGATGCGCATTAAAAATAACTGGTGTTCCTGGATTGTAAGTAGACTCATATACCTTTGGTGTATAAAGTCCAAAGTCCATTCCTCTGTAATCTTTGTTTGCCATCACAGAGTATTTAAATTTTTGAGGTATAGTTATGGGCAACTGAACAATCATCATTGTTTCTGGATGAAACAATTCAAACACATGATTATGCCAACCCATCACAGTTCCAGGAAGTATTTCTTCAATCCTTGCCAGTGCTTTACCACCACCAAGGTGTTCAAGAACCTCATAGGTATAGGGCATATACTCAGACAATCCAGTCTGTTGAACTTTGCCCCAAATTCTTTCTAGTTCTCCTGGACCAGCACCTTCTAAACGATCGCAAAAGATTTCACCATTGTAGCTGAACAGTGACAAGTTGTTCCACTTACTCTTTTCATGTCCATGATTTTCTTGCATGGTTGCTTCATAGGGCATAAGCGGAAAGGGACACTCACGAACTTCACGTTCAATTCTTTCTGCGTCATAGTTAAAATTTAATGGCAGATGGGGAATTCTATTTACGTGTTCAAGTAACTGTTGTATATTTCTCATTAATAAAATTTTCGTAGTAGGTTCTTATCTGATAGGTCTTATCATACTTTGGAGAAATAGATTCTCTGTACTTATTTAGAACAGTTGTAAATTGTTCAACGATATCGTTTGGAATCTCAAGTCCCAACTCCTCACCGACTGAACAAAGAAAATCAATATATTCCTGTTCAAAAACATATATACAAGACTTGTAAATATATTTAAAATCCACTGATACTGTTGTATTAGGTAGATTAAATTCTTTGTAGTCTGCAACTTCTTTTCTGTTTCCAGCAATTAAATCATACATCTGAGCATTTAAGTCTTGCATTGCCAACACATATTTATTTTCTGTTGGCTCACTTATCTTTTCGTAGATTTTCTTAAACACCAAAGATGGAGTTTTAAGTTTACCAGTATTTACATTATGCTTTATAATATCATCGGTAAAGGTAACTTCAACAATATTGTTCACGATCCAGTAATTCATAAAAAAGAACTCAGTAAAGTCTTTTCTTGTAAACCCATTGGCTTCAACAACAAACTCAACATCTGAGGTAAAAGCTGGATCAGAGGAAATATGATAATCACCGAAAAGATTTACGTCATCAAAAGCATAACTATTCATTCTTGACTTACCGATACATATCTTTTCAGTTTTAATATTATGTTCTTTGATATAGTCAGGTGAGTAGGCAGGTGAGTCTGGTAGGAATAACCAAAGATATCTCTCAAGGTTATAACCATACTCGTACTGTATATCTACTTCATCATAGAAGTCTTGTCTGGTATATCCAGGCAGTCCCATCATAAATTCAAAGTCAGAACGAATACCATAGGTATCAAACAGATACTGAGCAAACTCAAAGTCTTTTTCGCGAGGAATATCTGTTCGTTTAATATTCTTTAACACTTCATTGTTCAGTGTTTGTAAACTTAACTTGTATCGCTCAACTACCTTTGCTCGTGCCAGTGGTTCAATGGTTGCCCAGCGTCTTTCTTGCTTGGACTTTGTCATTCCATATATCTCTACATGGTTTGGTAAACCTGAATAATCTTTGATCGTTTCTATATATTTGGAAACATCCTCATCTTCCAGATATATTCCGTAATTTGCATCAAGAATTTGAACTTGCTCAATACCGATCTGCGGTATCCAGTCTAGATCTTCCTTGATCATATCTAGTGGTTTACGAATAACCTTACCACCAATACCACCACCCCACTCGCAAAAGACACACTCATAGGGACAACCACGAGTTAACTCAATTGGTAAAACCAAAGGTACATTTCTGTCAAGTGCTATGTTCTTGCACTCAAACAGTATATCTTCATTGCCAGCAATTAAACTTGCAGGAAAGTCAAACCCAATCTTATTAGGACTTGTGCCACGTCCACTTTTATAGATCGCAAAGGAAACTTCTTTGTAGTTTATATCACCCTCTACAAACTGATTCAAAATATCAGTAATGAACCACTCACCATAACTTGTAGGTTCGCAAATCGCATCGATAAACTTATTCTTAATGAACCATCCTAGATTATTATGAGTAATATTAAGATGTGGACCACCAAGTAAAATAATTCTGTTTGGATTACGCTTTTTTAATTCTTGAGCAACTGCCATAATAGCCATGTGACTCCAGAGATAACTAGAGAAAGCATAGATGTCAGAATCCTGCTCGTCATAGTAAGTCACAATCTGTTCAAATGTCCAACCTTCTAGATTGAGAATTGGTTTCTGCCAAACTACTCGGTCTGAATATTTACCATGTTTCGTGTAGTAATTCTTAAAGTTCAACCAATTAATTGGTAACCTTTGAATCGGTACACGAAGATCAATATTCAGGAACGAGAATTTGATGGATTCTTTGAGTTGCTTCGACATAATCTATTTCACTGTTTATCTTAATAATTCTTGGAGCCAACTGCTTCATATGTGAGCAGTGCTCTTCAACCATATCATGTTTCTTTAAATCTTTAATTGTTTTCTTACACCCATTACAAATCGCAAACATTGGGCAACCAATACACTCATCTTTCAGCGAATATAATTCTGGAGCATCTTGAAGTGGAGTAGAGAAACCACCTTCTTTAACTTCCTTTACAAAGTTAATTGGATATTCTCTGTCATCACCCATAGAACCACAGGAGTAGTAATCTCCCTCTGGGTTCAATGCTCTTATATGATCATCGCAGTTTCTTGCTTGAGGACAAACATTGGCAATGTTATTCAAACGACTCATCATTTGTTTTGTATTAAATTCCCAGTGCCAAAGGTCTCTCTCATACACTTCTAGGTATGCTTCATATATCTTACTTAGGCGATATGGTTTATCCTGTTCGCCAGAAGCCATGGCATAGTTTAACTTACACTGAACATCCATTTTCTTGGCAAGTTCAACATGTTTAATTGCATGATGTTCATTCTCTTCAGAGATAACAGCAATAAACCCTGGACGATAACCAACTTCTTTGAGAAACAAATCACTGACTTTCCAAAAGTCGGCTTCAGTATAAACTCTGTTTTCATTAATCTTGCGACCGAACCCATACTGAAAACTTGTAGTAACACCAACTCTTGGGTGTCTAAACAGCGGAGTCCACATCTCTGGTTTCTTGTAGAATGCCCAAAGGTTAGTTGTGAATCCAAGAGTTGTTGGGAGTTTGTGTTCTTCAATGTACGCAAGAATATTAAAGTAATACTCTGGTTTCATCATTAGTGGATCTCCACCATTGACAATTATTGTATTTGTATTTGGAAATCTCTTTAGAAAATCAAAAACATGCTGTAAGTCAAGAGTGCTGGCACTATCTTCTACAAGTTTAGTTGATGAGCAAAAGGTACATTTAAAATTACAAAGTTCAGTTGGTTTAATTATTAATTCCATTACACTTTATACTTTTTGAGCCATTCTATATTGTCTTGGTTCTTTAATATCGCATTCCAGAAAATTGGATTCACAGAATCAAAGTTGGAAATGTTTGGAAAGATGAAGTTGTAATTTACCGCAATCTTTGGATCTAGGATTCGTTTCTCGATAAACTGTTTCTTGCTCATCTTTAGTATAGGTTTTAAGAATTCCTCATAGTTTTCATCATTATTTAAAACAGTGAAGAAATGCTTATGATAATCATATCCAAACTTATCATTGATGATTGGAACAATCTTGTTTGGAAGGAACTCGTTTACCTTAAATTGATCAAGGTATGTTTCCATATACTCGGTGTCCAATAAATGCTCGATAGTATATTCTTCATCGGACATAATTCCAGGGAGAGTTTGCTCTGCAAACTTAGACCAGAATCCTGGACTGCCATCATACATTTGATCAATTCTGTCAACACAAAATGCCAAAGACTTTTTGTTACCTTGAATCGCATTGGCAAATGCTATCTCAACTCTTTGAGTATCAAGATCAGCAGAGAACTTTGAAGAACCACTGGTCCAATTTAATTCTTCTGGCAAAGTAACACGATTAATATCTCTGAGCCCAGTTACAACCAGACCATATGTATCGGCAAGACCATAGTTTTCCTTGAGAGCATCGTATTGATACAACTCAAGAACAGTTGCCTTACTGAAAATACCATTGAAGAAAATAGAATATACATACTGGAAATAATCAACATCACAGTATATAATAGTTTTCTTATCTGAGAAATTCTTATGAATATCTGCAAACAAGTCGTCTAATTTCTTTGGAGTAATATCGGTATATGTCTTGTAAATGTCAAGAGACTTCTCATCAAAATTCTCAAAAGAACCGATCCATACTTGTTTGGCAGTTTCAACTATTATGTTTTTTGTTGACAGATAACAGTTATCGAAAAGATATATCATGCTACTATGTCCAATTCTTTAATTTGTTCTTGAGACATTTTCATAAACCATCTAATCAACCAAAGGTCAATCTTATCACCCATGTCTTTATTGGATGCAAGTAGTAGTAAGAACTTTGGATCCTTAAACATTTCTCTATCGTAGTAGTACTGTAAAATTAGAGAATCCGTGAATATCATAATCTCTTTACGCATCTGCGAATAAAGATCTTCAATAGATGCACAAGTTTTATATTTCTGATTGGTTTCTTCAAGAGCCCAGCCACCTTGTTTTCTGGAAAGATAAAGTGCCTTTGCTTCATCAAAGTACGAGTACACATTACGATTAACAATGTCATGAATATTATCAAGAATACCATTGGCAAATTTCCACTCAATACCAGCATTGGCAGTGACCCATGCACGTGTGAGTGAGAAAGCATCAACTTCTGGTATTGAAGTTAGTGCCAAGAATTTATCGGCAAGATTATTTAATTCTAGTTTTGCGTCATCAGTTGCAAGTAACTTTGCCCTTGTTTTTAATTTAACTGCAAACAACTTTGCCGTTGTAAGAAAGAAGTCTTCGCTCAAGTTTGCCACTTGAGTTTTCATTTTTGCCGTGAAGAATTTAATGAAATTATCATCATCGGTATAAATCAAAAATCTATCTTTGTTGTTGACAGTTGCATCTAGCAAGTTACATCCAGCAAAGGTTTCAAAAGAATCTAATCTGGCAAAAGGTTCTCTTGGTGTAGAATTATTGTAGAAAAAACTATTTGAAATTATCTGATGATTCAGATGGTCTTCACCTACCACCAAATAATTATTTGTTGGATCAAACAATATGTACGGATATACATAGCAAGAATTAAATAAGTGTAGCATCGGCTTCTTTGAATATTGAGTTTAATTGTTCAGGTGTAAATTTTACATCTATAATCATTTTCAATAGTGGAAATATAACACACTGTGGTACTGTTATGTAACTAATCAATGTTCTACCAGAGTAAATTGGTCTGTCAAAGTAATGGTCAAAATACTTGATGTCATCAAATTTAGGGATCGCTCCATAGTAGTGACAATTAAATGTTGGATTATCAAAGAAGTTTACAAAAGTTTTTCCAACTTCTTGTTTCTCTACAATAACATTGGTCGTTACAAAATCGCCAAGTTCTTCTTTGTAATCGTTTAGATTTTTAATTGCATACAAAAGAACACCATCAAGTAAATCTGCAAGTTGTTTAATTAATTTGATATCAATCTTAACGAACTCTTGTATTTCATCATTCGATAATATAGACTTGTGTAAAAATGGTTTGTCATCTTCTGATTGGTCAACCAGAGATAACTCATATCCTCTGTAGTGAAACAGTGCTTTAATAACTGTTGCTTCCAACTGCTCAATGTGACAAGTTGAATTGTGTCTAATATACTCAGAAACTAATTCTATTCTTTCATCAAGCGATACATCTGAGAAATCGATATTAAGATTCTCATACTTGAGATTGCTGAGATATGTTATGAAGTTTTTACCCTTGATCTTTGATTGAACATAATCAATATCAGGAGAAGTTATTTCTCCAACTATAATTTTCTTCAAAGTATCAGAATCAAATGGTACAGTATACATCAAATACTTCCGTGGCAGTTACTATGGCAATTACTGTGGCAGTAGAATTCTTCAACTGTCACTGTTGTTTGTCTGTATGAACTAATGTTAGCTGACAGATAGTTTACAAAGGCATCAAGATTTCCAGCATTAACAGTTTCTCCAGAGTTAACGCTGTTATCAGCATTCCACTGGTAATTTGAATTTAAGTTTGTAAGATTTGTGGCATCGTAATCTAATCTATTTCTTACATCGCCTTGAATCTGATACCACTTCAATAAACGAACATTACGAATCCTCGATAGCAGGGTAGCATAGGATCTAAAGTTATTTGTTATTGTAGATGCAGTTATGTTTGTGTCGGAAATATCACCAGCAAAAGATTGAGTAGAATATCCAGAAGTGGATCCACCAGTAATATCTGATTGAAATGGTTGAGCATTGCTACCCCAAACAATACCTGAGTTGTAGGTATTTCTAACTGCTTCCATTGAGGCAACGATGTTTGCCTTTGTTATATTAGTTCCAGCTGTTGTCATGTTTTAACCTTTGCATTAGTGTTCTTGGTGCTGCACAAACATCGCCTTGCCAACTCAATTGGTGACAGTCGCTATTACAGATGTCAAAAACATTACAGGTGTAACAACGAGGATCGCGAGCTACCTCACATGTAATATTATTTATTCTTCCTGGAGCACTTAATAAACTATTTATAGACTGCCCAATATCCCCAAAACTGTTACCAACAGCGGAATTTGGGCAACCTGATATTGTTCCATCGCCATTGATTGTAAAGATCTTTTGCTCACAGTCTCTGCAACGAACACCACCATGAACACCTTTTAGGACAGAGGAATATACACCTTCCAACAAAACATCATGGTACTCTGGCTTTACTGATTGATAAGTTTCATGCATTCTAAGAAACCAATCATCTATCTCTTTATTCTCGGGAAAGATGTCAGTGTTTATATTTGCGCTTCCATCATGGGTAAGTCGCTCAAACTGAACATAGTTTACACCAAGAGTGTTTAACCAAGTAACCAACTCAAGAGTATCCATTTTCATCAAGTCTTTGTTTAGACTAATGTTCAAAGTTATATTGTGACCAAGATCAACAAGAGTTCTAAGGTTCTTTCTCCAAAGTGCTTCTTGTTTATCATTTTCAAAACGAATGTTCTTGTCCCAGCTGGTGCAGAAACCATTCTTTAATACAGTTGAGAAGAATTTTAAATGTTCCTCTGTCAGTGCGAAACAGAGATTCGTTGAACATGACCAACCAAGATTTGGCCAAAGGGGTGATACTTCTTCCCAAACTTTATACATATCTTCAAGTGGTGCAAGAAAAGGTTCTCCACCATGAAATATAATTGCGCCTGATCCAAATGTTTCACATTCCGCATGGAGTTTGTGAAACCAGTCTATTGTTGCTTGGGGATTGAAGTAAACTTTTCTGCCGTTGACACCATTAGTGAAACAGTGTTTGCAGTTGAGTTGGCAAGTTTCAGTTGTCTTTAGATAGACTACTAAATCTTTTGGTTTGAGTATACTAGAGACAGCTGCTGTCTTATAGAATGTTATCGGCTGTACATGCATCAAAAAACATTATAAAATCACACATTCAATTAATTTAACAGTTTCAGTATCGCTGGATTCAAGAGCCACGCCAAACGCTCCATAGAAGTGATGTTCACATTGAACAGCAGTTCCATTATCACCAGCAGTAATACTTTTGCCTTTGGTAATTGCTCCAACAACTTTAACTGGGACACGACCTTTTAGTGCTATCTTTGTTCCGTCTTTCAACTCATCATTCATACAGTAAGCAGGAGCAGCAGAAACAACACCGATTGCTTTGTCTCCAAAGAAAGATTGAGTAACTTCTTTTTCGCCACCAACTACAATAACAGTTCCTGTTTCATAGGTATCGTCGGCAAGATATTTTTCTGCCAAGTCGGCATACTTAGCAGTAGAAGCTGTTCCAAAAATTGTTCCGAAACGATTTCCGTCTTGGCCAATATCACCTGAACCATTACCACCAGATTTTGAAATAGATGGAAGTGTAACAGCGCCAGAGAAAGTTCCTGTTGTTCCAACAGTTAAACCAGCATTAAGTTGTAGAGATGAAAGTGTTACTGAACCAGAACTAGGTAAGTCAACTGAAATATTACCACCGACTCCGCTGCCATTTGTAACAACTATACCATTTCCATTAGTAACTACTGATCTTTGTGTAACTGAAGCAGCACCAATACGAACATAGATACCAGTGTTAGTTGCTGCTGCGATACCTGTTAATTCGTTTGAGAAAGGCTGAACATCAGTACCAATGGCAAGACCAAGGTTTGTTCTTACTGCAGTTGCTGATGTTGCGCCTGTACCGCCAGATGCAATTGGTAATGCAGTTGTTAAACCAGTAATAGTTCCACCGACAATAGTAACACCAGAATTATTCTGAGTTGCCATTGATCCAAGTCCAAGGTTTGAGCGAGCAGAAGTTGCATCACTACCACCAGTGCCACCATTATTAATAGCAACAGTGCCAGAAACATTGGTTGCATTTCCAGTAAGAGTTCCTGTTACATTACCTGTGACATTACCTGTTACATTGGCAATTACTGTTGTGGCACGAACCACTCCTGCGGCAATATCTGTATTGGCATCTCTAAGAACAATTGTGTTTGCCGTTGCAGTTGTTGCTGAATTATAACCATCCAACAAATCTGCATCTAAACCAGAACCAACTCCGTCAACTGTTTTAAGTTTCGTTAGCACATCGGCTGCGGTATATGACGCTGCAGGTAAAGTAAGATTTAATTGAGCATTGATATTATTAAGGTTGTCGTCCATCTCTTGATTGGTAAGAGGACTTCCTTTAACAGTGCGTAGCGTGATAGATGCCATTAATTTTCCTTATTGATCAACAGTTGTAACATAGTTTTTATGTCGTTGATATCATTTTCAAGTCTATTTATCTTTTCGTTCTGAGTCTGTAATTGATTAACTCTAGCAGACATAATATCTCTATTTCTAAGATAGGTTTCAAACTCTGATATATTCGTATTAATAATTGCGTTAGATGCCAAGTCTCGTACTAGAGATGGATTTCCTTCAACCTGTAATATATTTTCCATTATGTTGTTGCTATAACTCTAAGGTCTTTAACTCTAGTAACTTCCGATGTGTTGGTTGAAGTAAATACCAACTTAACATTAAAGGAATCAAAAGCAGTCAAACCAGTTATTGTATAGTCAACATCTTTGAAGGAATTATCACCATATTGAACTTTAGGGAACACACCATCTTGAGTTGCAAGAATATAATTAATTGTTCCATAAGAGTTCTTAGATCCAACTGGAGAAGTTCTATAATAAACTGCAACATTAGATGCTGTTGGTGAATTTATTGAAAGACGAATCTTCATTGAAGTAGCTGGTGTTGCCAAACTAATCTGTTTAGTAACGTACTTACTGTGAGTAGAGCTACCCGACGGAGAAATCTCATCAATGTAAGAGTTTCTAAACACTATGGTAATTGCAGTTCCTGCAGAAACAATTGTCGAACCATTTGTGTTAGCGATTGTCACTGTTGCGCCATCAGAAGCAACACCAGTAATTAAATATGTTCCGTTGTTTGTGGCAGTACCAGAACCAGAAATGGTAATATATTTACCAACCTGTAGAGTTGCCAATAGTGCTTTAGTTGGACCATCAGCTGATGCTATACCAGTGCTTGTAAAAGCAATATTAGTATTTGCTGAAGTCAAAGTAATTTGATCCAAACTACCGTAATTAATAACTGTTTCGCTTGGTGCGTTCAATGTATTACTAATAGCAACAAGTCCCATTCTTTTAGAATCAAGAACTGGAGAAACCGCATCATTCGTAGTTGTCATTTGACATTGAATGGTAACTGATTTATTTCCACTCATTAAAGTGTTTTCATTCTGTTGAGATGCAACAACTCTTGGTGCTGAGAAATAATTGGTATCATTTGCAACTGCACCAGAAAAACTAGAGTCTAGTGTATACGGAGTTTCTGAACCATTTATTGATTTACCAGTTGTTGTCTTAAGAGAGAACAAAGCATTTGTATCAGCAAAAGTTTGAACTTGCGCGATTGGTTGTAAAGCATTATACTGATAATTTCCAATGGCAGTTGCAGTTTGACCACCTGCGTAACCAAATTTCTTACCAGTTGTAGTTGTTGTCAATACATAAGAATCGTTATCAGTCACTGTTGTTACAGTTGATAACTTATAAATCTCTGTAACTGGTATACCATTAATCGAAGGTGCGATTGTAAAAGTAGTTGCTGAACTCAAAGTGATCGCAGCATTTGCAACTAAAGTTAAAGAAGTATTACTTGCTACTGATGCAACTACACCAATATATCTTGGAGTTGCTTCATTAGTATAAAGAACAGCACCTTGGCCAACTGTCGTTGTTCCAATATCTGTATTAAACACAGTTGACGAACCAGTAACAGTTACACTACCTGTTGAACATGTTATAGTTCCAGATGTTGGAGTAGATCCATAAATCTTTGTAGTATCAGAGTTAGAAATTGTTACATATGAGTTTGTTGAAAGTCCATGGTTTCTATGGAAGACACGAACAAAAGCTGATCCAATATTTGTCTCAAAGGGATCCTTATCAAGAGTTACCTTTGGAATAATAGTATTAACAAATTGAACAGTTCCCACTGCATTTACATCAAACTGAGCACGATAAATTGTAAACTTCAAGTCTTGATCTTGATCAGCAGTCCAAGTAGATCCGTTCTGCGATTTAAATAACACACCAGCATATGGTTGGTCAGAAATAGTTCTGTTTGATCCTGGAATAGCATCTCCCATGTTAGAGATCCATGTTTTATATCCATTAGAATCAGAAGCAACAACTAAAGCATACTCAGTGGCATCCTGAACATAAACAGGAGATGGGAAAGTAAAGGTAGTTGCTGTGTCATAACTTGGAACGATAGTTCCATCAGGAAGTGTAACAGTACTTGTTGAAATATTTACCTGCTCAGGATTCAATGCAACCTGAGAGAAGGGTAGAATTGTTTTTCCTGGATTACCATTAACAACTTCTCTAATCTCAATATGAACAGGAATACTTCTATCCTTGGTAGCAAAGAATAAATCAACTGCTGTCAAGAATGCACCACCTCTTGAATTTACCATAAAGGTTTGAGCAAGTGGATCATACCAACCAGTATCAGAAACTACACGAGATGATGTTTGTGTGATTGTTTTAAACTGTGGGTCAACTTGATTCTGAACAAGGATACCATTTCTGGTAGACATATATGTCGCTTGTTTAGTTTCAAGAACACCTTGAGCAAAATACTGTCCATTACCTCTAGAAGTAAAAGTTGCATCATTAGTTGTAGAGTCTGTAAGAGTGAATTGACGCTGACCAATACGGAATCTTGCGGTGTCGCTATTTGGAACAGCAAACAATAATTGAACTTTACCGTTGACATCAGTTCCAAGAGAACCGCCAGCAGTCTGAGTAGTTTCAATTGCAGAAATTACTGCAGTTACTCCACTGATTGAACCAGAAATTGATTCACCATTTGTAAAAGTTCCCTTGATGTTAACAACATAAAGGTTTCTTGTTGATACAACACCGCTTGTATTTAATACCTGTTCAGATCCAACACAAATAGCAGTTGCTCCAGAAGAAGCACCAGTTATTACATCTCCGCTACTTAAACAACTCTGAGAATCACCATTAATTAAACGAGCAGTTTGAGTTGTATTGGCTCCAACATTTGATGTAGAATCAAAATTTACAGCACCAGTAAAGGTAATCTTAGTTGCAGGAGTACAGTAGGCAGCAACATTAACATTATCAAAGAATGGGTAGAATGTTGTGTTTGGTTTTAATCCTGTTGCTTGAATAAGAATATTTCTTGAACGAATATAAGGAATAACAGCAGTTGAAAGAACACGATCTTCAACCAACTGTGTGTCAATTTTAGCAACGACCTGAGTATTAATACCAGTTCTTGATAGACCAGAAGTAACAGCTGAAGTTTGTGCCGTAACAACACGATGTGCCCAACCTTGTCCTTGAACATCTCCGAACATTGCATTCAATTGATCAGCAGGAGTATTGGCAGCGAGACCATCTCTCCAACCTACAGTTCCAAGTCCACGTTGGTCACCGACATATGTTTGAGTAGATGTTACTGGTTCGCCTGTCCATTGAGTTTGCCATGCGTTCCAAACAGTTCCAAGAACACCTGCTTTTTCAGCCAGTGTTGCGATAGTATTGAAATCGCCTTCTTGGTTTTGAACAATATCTGGACGACGATCAGTTTCAAACCAAGTATCATTTGGTGGGTTTAAATTAACTTGACCAAGGAAAGTAAAAATAGCGAATGGATTAATATTTTCCAAACGAGATGCATATGGTTGTGTAATAAGAGCAGGTGTTGCAATTATTGGAAGAGTAATCAACTCACCAGTTAGTTTATAATTTGAAGAAGAACGAGCAGCATCAGTTGAAACTTTTTCAATCAATCCGATATGTTTCATTGAATAAAACGCACGCAACTCATTTGCACCCATATCAATAGAACAGTAATAATCTACGCTGGTAACATCACCAACATTATGTCCACTGAAATTGTCTACAACAAAACCATTCTTGAAACGATTTAAACCAGTTGTTGAGTCAGTAATTGTCAATGCTTCAGTTTGTTGTTCTAATAAAGACAACGAAGTGTAGTATTCAAGATTAGTAATTCTTCTCTCAAGAGTTCCAATGTCGCGCATTGTATAACGCTTGTTTTCGACTTTAGTAACTGCAACACTGTTAGAAGTTGTACTGAATGTATATGGTTCAAGATTTAATGTGTAAAGAACCATACCTTGTTTTGGCTCAGGTGGATCTCCTGGATTTAATGATGGATTTCCTGCAATCTGGAAAAACTTACCATTAACATCAATGGCAATCTTATCTGTTCTTGCCAAATAGTAAATAAAGTCTGTTTGAATTTCTTGACCACGCTTAGGAATCAAAGAAGTAGAACCACCTGATCCAGAGAATGTTACACCAGTATCATCAACTCTTGGACGGAAGTCAATAGAATCTCTTAAAGATATAGAGTTAAAGAAAGGAATCTTTTTATAGTCAACATCAGCATAAGAATTAACAGAGAAGTAATCTCCAATACCATGAGTAAAATACTCAAAGGTAACCTGAACTGGACCACTTGGTACAGTGTAGGAAGGTTTTAATTCTAACTTAGCAAGACCATAGAATGATGAAGTTTGGCCATCATTGAAGTTATATCGATCACTGATATCAAGAGTATATGTTCCAGCTGCTGATGCAAAAGAACCAGCATCCATTAATACGCTGGTAACTCTATATCCATCGGCTTTTCCAAGACTTAATGCCAGTGCTTGAGCAGCTGCTTGAGTTGTAAAAGTCACAGTGGCAGTTGTCAGAGTTTTAGTTTTTTCGGTACTTGAAGAAAGAGTTTTTACAACAGTACCAATTACCGTAAATGCTCTTGAAGCGTAAGTATTTGATAAAGTAAAAGTAGCAGAAGAACCAGAGATTGAAGCAGAAACATAGGAAATCGTACTACCAGTTGTACTATCAACTAATTGATAATTATTTGTTTGAGCAGATGGAGCCATTGTTCCAGAAGCAGCAGAAACTGTTAGTGTACAATATCCAGTACCACCACTTCCTGTTGCACCAGCTGTTGCTGTAAATTTCTGATATGCGTAGTATGTAGTTCTGTTTGTAGAATCAGAAGATCTTAGTGATTTGATTGCATAGTAAGGCAATCTAAAGATTAATGATTCATTTTCTGGTTCAAGAATTTGTGTAGAAACTCTATCAATAGTAACACCAGTTACTGATGTTGATTGGTCAACAGTTATAGAGTTCTGTGATGCGATAGCAGTTACACGACGATATGTTCCACCGAGAGAAATATAATCACCAACAAGCAAATCAGTTTGAAAAGAAGTACCAGTACCAGTGATCGTTGTAGAAGCAGATGCTGTAGCAGCACCGACTAAACGAGTTGCCACTGGAGCAATATCAGCAGAGAAGTCAACAACAGCACCACCAGCTGGATTGTTATAGTAAAAAGATTTTACATTGCGTTTGAAGTCGTATCCAGAAAACATCTGAATATCAAACAATCCAATTTTATACTGAGTCCCACTGTCTAACTCAATAAAACGAACACGAGCAGTACCAACTTGAGTGCCAACACCAGTTCCAGGAACAGGAGAAGCAACGCCAGTTGTTGTAAATTGATTGTATAGTGCAACCTGAACAAAAGTATCTACAAAAGGTGCAGCATTTACTGAGTTAACAAGAACATAGTTACCAACTGTCGCTGGTAAGAAAGCATTTATAACTTGAACTTGATGAGAAGAATCTCTACACTTATTGACATAAACATATTCAGTTGAAACTTTTTCAATCTCATGTCCCTGAACATATGCTTTACCTGGATCAAGAGCAATGGCAAGCTGATCATCGGAACCAGTTAAACTGATACCACGATTATATACTGGATATGGTGTGTATTCCCACTTAACACCAGTATTTCCTGATCCATCAAAAACAGTTCCAGTAGTATGAGTCGGTGGAACAGAGGAAGCAGAAGTTGCAGTATTTTTTGCGGTGTAAGTTTTTCCGCTATATAAAATAACATCACCAATCAAATAAGAGGTAGGTGTTGTTGTCCAAGTTCCACGACTATTATTTCTTGCCTCACGAACATCAACATTGAATGGGCGAACTGTATAGTTTCCAGATTCGTCATAAGTACGACGAGCCAGTTCTTTTTCTAATTCTGAATATTCTGTTTTGTTAACGATACGAATAATAGTACCACTGCTAACTTTTAACAGTTCAATAAAATTTTGATCATCAACACTGGTAAGTGGAAGTTTAGTAAGAACTAAATCTATATGATAACGATGAGCACCTGGAGCAGCATAGTTATATGAAGTCTGCGCATTATCCAGTAATGTTGTATCATCTTCTGGTGTAATTGTTGTTTCTAGAATACTTAAACCAACACGATACGATGGTGTATTTGTATATTTGTCTAGAACAATTGTTTGATCAGCTGCACTATGAGCATCTGCACAAAGAACAAAGAAACCATTTACGTAGTAAACACCACGCTGTACAGTTGCCAAAGAACCAGTTCCAGTTGCAGAAGAAGCAGCTGCTTGAGTTGTTCCGCTACCATCGTCAAAAGTTATTACTTCACCATCGGCAAATACTTTTTGCGTCCCAGCAGTAGTGTCTGAAGAACGATAACGAACATAGATTGTTGTTGGATCTGATGTAGTTGCGGAAACAACTTTAATAATTTGAGCCTGGACACCACTAGATCCAGTAATAAATTTACCAGTTGACGCTGTAGAGGTAATATAAGATTCAGTAGATGCGCCACTGTATACAGCAACTAATTTGACATATTTGGCGTTTGTATCTATTGATACTTGACCAGGAATAACCATTGAACCTTGTTTATAAAGTGCTCCACCTTGACGACTAATCTGATTTTGTAGAATAGTCTGTAGTTGGGTTAATTCTCTGGCTTGGACCGCAAATGATGGGCGAAACAAAATGCGATAGAATTTACTATCTTCGCTGTAGTCATCATTGTATGGTTCGGTATTGAAATCTAGCATTTTTACTCTTCTCTATAATCTTAACTATTTAGTTAGAATGTTATAATAGTTCTTAGTGTAACTGTTTCTTGAGCAGATGGTGTAAAACCAGCTTTATTGTCTATAAACAATATATCTCCAGAATATTTATCAACAGTTGGATTACCCACTGCAGCTACACTAAAAAACTGACTATTAATATTTGTCATTTGATCACCAACGAGTGGAGTATCACCATCAATTGATTGTACCAACATAGATGTTCCAGTGCTGTTTACTGAAACAACATAGTATCTTTTTAATTCGGCATTATTATCAACTGTTCTTGGAATGGTAAGAATCATATCTTTCACAAAATTAACTGTACTGAAAGTAGCAGAAATTGTAAAACAACCTGATCCCAGTGGTTCAGAATATCTTGTAGTTGCGTTATAGTATCTTGGATTCTTTAAAATACCAACCTGACGATAGTCATTATTTACATCAAATCCTTGATTCTTATCCCTTGACACATTACTGTAAAACATTAAAGTGTTTGCATATAACTCATCAAAGGAATCTTTTCCGTGACCATTATGGGGAGAAATGATTGCTCTTGCCGAAGCAGCAGTTCCATTACCAGTAATAGTAATATCTGCGTAAGTATAACCTTGCCCTTGATTTGTTATTGTAATCTTTTGTAAAGCACCATTTGATACAGTTGCAGTTGCAGTTGCGCCAGTTCCGTCACCAGCTATACTAATGGTTGCGACACCATAACCATAACCACCACTAACTACTTGAATGTTATTGATTGTTCCTGCGACTGTGAGTAGTTCATTATTTGCTTGTAAACTATTAATATTACCAAGAGAAATATCAGGAGCAACGCTGCAACCAGTTCCATCACCAGTCACACTGATTGAAGCAGAACTATAACCAATTCCTGGATCATCAATTTGAACACCGACCAGCTGACCATTCTCTAACTGTGGAATTAGTTTAGCATTAGTTTTAGTTGATTGAAATGATGCAGAGAAACCAGTTCCAGTTGTAGTAGTAATAGAAATCGTTGGATTTCCTGAGTAACCATAACCATACCTTAACACTGCTGATCCAGTAGCTGCTGAACCTACCCATTGAAGAGCAGCAGTTCCACTGGTAACTATATCACCAAGAGCTGTTGTAGTTGGATTAGAAGCAGCAGTTGTTCCTGCAGTTGTCACTGTATATAGTTTCGAAGAAACAAAATATTGTTGACCAAGTGTTACTGCAGTTGACAGTGGTAGAGCTGTTCCGATAGTTACTGTCGGTGCTGTTGGAAAGTTTGCTCCAGAATCAGTAATTTTAATTCTTTGAACAACACCAGTTGATGAGAGAACAGCACTTGCTGTAGGTAAATCTAAAGCATTCGCAAGAGTATGGGCAGTACCAACACCAGCTGCAGTTAAATTAATTGCAGTACCAGCAGTCGCATTGGCGTAAGAAGAAGCCAACTTAACTGCAGTAGAAGAAGATTTAATAATATAGTAGTTAGTGTTATTAACCAACCCAGTAATTGCAGTTCCACCACCTGTTGAATAAACCACCTTATCTCCTGTTGCGAACCAGTGAGATCCTATGGTTATAACTTCTGTTGTAGTATTAACATAAGTTGCTGTTGCGGTAAAGGTAATAGTAGGAGCAGTAAAATTAATTGTTGGATTTGATGTGTAACCAGAACCAAAAGAGTTTAGAGTAATTTCTCTAATACCACCAACAGTATTCACTGCAGTTATTGCTCCAGAGGAAAAAGTTAATCCTGTCAATGTTCCAGCAACTGTGCTTAGTGCAGCTCCTGTTGTAGTTGTAAGTGTAAAGGCAGTTACGTTTGGCGAAGTACCAGTAACAGCAGAAACCTTATAGATATTTCCTGTTAGATAACCAGTAAAGGTAGAAGTCCCACCTTTTGTTCCAGTTACTTTTATAGTATCTCCGACTACTAAGGAAGAAGCATCGCAGGAAAATTGACCTGCAGTTCCAGTAATTGCAATTGTTCCAGCAACAGTGAAGGAATTAAAAGAAGGATATGCCTTAGCAGTTTCTCCGATAAATTCTAAAGCACAAGTACCATCAGAAACTGTTCCGCTTCTAAAAGAAGGTTCAGAAACACCTGTTGTTCCAGCCTGAACGACATTATATAATTTACCTGTTGATGTTGAAACGATGCTTCCAAGGAAGACAGCACTTGATGCTGTCCAATATGCATCGGCAGTATATGGAGGAACGATGGATATTGTATCTCCATCTGTATAACCATAACCACGAGTAAACAAATTAACAGATCCCAGATAAACAGGATCGCTTGCTAAGTAACCATCACCATCAACATTTAATGTCATCGCAGAGTAACCTGTTCCGCGAGAGTTTATTTTAACTGCTTCAATTCCACCATTTGAATAGAATTGTTGGCTCAAGGCAGTTACGATTGGAAAATACTCATCATTTAAAAACTTTGTTCTTAAAGCCAAAGGCACGTTAAACATATACTTCCAAACATAACCATCGGACATTGATATTGGAAGAACTTGAGAACCGATTGGTTTTGCTGTAGAAAGTGCTTCATTATTATTGTCTAGACATTTGTATACATTATACTCATCTGTCATAACATAAAACTGAGACTGTTCGATTGATGCTGCTCCAGTTGCAGACATACCAATAACACCAACTGCTGCAGCACCAGAACCTTGTGCAGCAGTAAAGGTAACATTCGGATGATTTGTATAACCAGAGCCATTGTTTACCATAGTTATTGAACCAATGGAAGTATTA